TTCTTCACCTCAGAGTCCGACACACCGAATTGCTTGGCAAGCTCCCCGATGATGGGAATGCCTCGCCCTGTAAGTTGGTTGATGTCCTCGGCGAACAGCCGTCCCTGCACTCGTGCCTTGCCATAGAGTTCGGCGATTTCGTTGACTGGAGCCTGGACACCCGCCGATACATCACCAATGCGGGCGAGAGTTGCAGCCACCGTGTCGGAACCCTCACCAAAGGCGATCAGCTTACGACCGGCATCGGCGAGCTCAGGAAACTCGAATGGGGTCTTTGCCCCAAGTTCACGCAGTTGCGCGAGTGTTTGCTCGGCTTTGGCAGCATCACCGATTAGGGTAGTGAAAGCGACTTTGGTTTGTTCGAAGTCGGCAGCTGAAGTAACCGCCTTCATGCCAGCTGCCAGTGCTACGCCGCCACCAGCGAGAGCCGCACCAAGTCCGACTTTCAATCCTGCGGCGGTGAGGCTAGCCATCTTCTTGGCAGAAGTAGCGACCATGGCCGTGGCTCCTGCCATCGATCGACGCAAGGCTGTGATGTCGGCTCCAAGGGTGACGGTGAGTGCGCTCATGCGCCGGGAGTGGAGTCAACTCCTGCAAAAAAATCCGGCCCGCTTCGAGGGAAATGCTCTCCGCTTCACTTCCTTCACTGCGTTGCCTGCGCTCGTCCCTCGCTTGGCTACTCCGTTCCGTTCGCTCCGCTTCCTGCTGTGCTAGGGGACTAAACTGCGAGCCACACGGAACCCGTGGCCGTAGCTCGTGTAAGACGGGGTGATGCTGTAGCGGAGAGCGGCGCGGCAGTAGCCCGCGTAGTAGTACCAGCTGCCGCCCCGGCGCACCCGGTACGTGCCCGAATCAGGCCCACTCGGATCAACGCCACCTTGTAACTCAGAGTCAAACCAATCCCAGCACCACTCCCAAACATTTCCATGCATGTCATGCAGCCCCCAAACATTCGGCTTCTTCATTCCAACTGGATGCGTTTTGTCTTCGCTGTTATTCCCATGCCATGCTACTTCATCAATCGTGCCACCCGAGTATGGGCCAAGTTCACCAGCCCGACAGGCATACTCCCATTGTGCTTCCGTAGGCAACGCCATCCGTCCACCGTCAGTATTGCTTATTTTTGCGTTCAGCTTTTCGAGAAATTCCTGCGCATCATCCCAGCTCACCATTTCGACTGGTAAATTTTTGCCTGCAAAGTAACTTGGATTGTCACCCATAAGTGCAACCCATTGTCTTTGAGTGACCTGCGTTTTCGCCATCCAGAATCCTTTGGTCAAAGTGACATGAACTTGATCCTCATCATCGAATCGATCTTCCTCAGTCTGCGGACTCCCCATTAGAAACTCCCCGGGAGGACACCAACAGAACGTCATCTTCACCCCTTGTGCGATTTCCCAATCACGCTCTTCTCCTGCGCGCATGCCGATAAATGAATCTCTCGTGGCAAGCTCCGTTTTGCGCGCGGCGATTTCGCCCAACACACGATTCATCAACTCTAGCTTATGATCCATTCGGCGAATCACTCCGCCAGTATTGCTGATGATGAGCTTGTTTTCTTCAGATGACATTATGATGTGAATTAAAATTCGCTATTATGTTCGTTAACTCAGCCAGTGACTGGCTCTATTGGACTGACACTACGAACCACACGGAATCCTCCGCCGTGGATCGCGCCCGACGGAACGTCTATGAAGCGGACTGAGGCGCGGCAGTAGGTCGCGTAGTCGTGCCAGCTGCCTCCCCTGATCACCCGGAAAGTGCCCGAAAGAGGCCCATGCGGATCAACGCCTCCACTAAGGTAAAAGTCATACCAATCATTACACCACTCCCACACGTTACCGTGCATGTCATTAAGGCCCCATGCATTCGGATCCTTCATGCCAACTGGATGAGTTCTATTCCCGCTATTTTCTCTATACCAAGCCACCTCATCAATTGTTCCTCCTGAATATGGACCCAGCTCACCAGCCCGGCAGGCATACTCCCATTGTGCTTCAGTAGGCAAAACCATTTGCCCGCCATCACTATTGCCTATTTTTGCATTTACCTTTTCAAGAAATTCTTGCGCATCGTCCCAGCTAACTGTTTCAGCTGGTAGATTCTCGCCTTTAAATTCACTTGGATTGTTCTTCATGATAGTAACCCATTGTTTTTGGGTAACCTGCGTTTTTGCCATCCAGAATCCTTTGGTCAAAGTGACATCAATTTGTCTCTCATTATTGTGTCGATATTCCTCTTTCTCAGGACCCCCCATGAGAAATCCCCCAGGAGGACACCAACAAAATGTCATCTTCACGCCCGGCGCGATTTCCCAATCACGCTCTTCTCCTGCGCGCATTCCGATCAAAGAATTACCAGTAGTCATCTCTGTTTTGCGCGCGGCGATTTCGCCCAACACACGATTCATCAACTCTAGCTGATGATCCATCCGGCGAATCACTCCGCCAGTATTGCTGATGATGAGCTTGTTTTCTTCAGATGACATCCTCGTTCTCCTTTTCGAGTTCTTGGCTCAAATGCTCGATTTCCTGATCCAATAGCTGTGCTTGCTGGGCAAATAATGACTGCCAGTCAGGATGTTGGATCATCACTTGATAGGTATTGGATTCTTGAATTGTCTTGATGTCTTGTCTCACACGATCCAGAGCTTCTCTGATGCCTGCAATTTTGGCCCGCAAACGCTGTTTCTTGCGCTCTGATTGATCACCATCGCCCTGAATAGAATCGAAAAGACCAGCTTCGCAACGCTCTACCAAATGGCGAATGCGCAACAAGTCACCTTCCTCATAGGCCTTGCGCAACTCCATAAACATCCGAGATGCTGCATCCTTATGCTCATCAGCTACCAAATCCGGATGGCAAAGTTTTGAGCCTCGACGATACATTTGTTTGAGTTCTTTTTGTTCTTCCTCAGATAAATTCCACTCAGTGCGCGCATCTTTTTCCCGCCTGGTTTCTTGTTCCTGCTCAAAGTCCTCGAAGTCCTTCTTGGCTTGTTCGTAAGTAGATTGCTTCTCGGGGTTGATTTTGCTTTCACGCAGTAGTTTGCGCATCCGTAGCTTTAATAAGCGCGCCAGTCGGTCGCCGAGGGACTCGTGAAATGCTGCCTGATAACGCGAGAGTTGATGTGTTAAATCGGCCTGCTCGGTTTCAAGATCGGCAAGCTCTGAGGAGAGCAATTCAAACTCCGCTTCGAGCAGAGTAATTTCAGGATCAATCCACTGTGCCAATCGTGTGCCATTAGACAACAATTTTTCGATCATTCGCACGGCCTCTGCATAGCGGTGGTCAGCCATCGCAGTTTGGATTTCTTGGATCGCTGGCTCGTGCTGATGCTCGACAAGACGTGATGCGGCGACTGAAACAAGCTCCACATCTCCGAGATCCAGAAGTGACTTGAGCGCGGTCAGGCGATTGATGAGTGTCGAGGATAAGTTCACGAGTTGGATGATACAAAATTTACGAGTGTCTGTAAAGTTGTATCAAATTGCACAGGGTTGCGATTGGCTGTGTAACGTCCATGCCTGCTTAATCGCGTTCCATTGATCGACCGCGTCTCCTATTCTGCCTTGGTTGCTCCATTCCGTCCTCACCCCATTCCTTCGCAGCAAACAGTGCTGATACTGAAGGAGTTTCGCCAGCGGCATAAACATAATGCTCTCTTCCGTCCAACCAGTCTCAGCGGCCACGGCAAATACCTGGGCAGCTAGGAAGCCGGGTTCGTCGCAGGGTGGGGCTTTTTTCCGCCGAGGTCTCCCATGGTTTCGACTTGAGCCGCTTCCAGTTCACGGCTTTGATCCTCCAGTCGTTTGAAGGCGATTTGAAAATCGGCCGGGGTAAGGCCACCGCAGAAGATGAGGGCGGATTCGCGGAATCCCTGGTCGTTGAACGAAGCCCGCACCACCTCGGGCCACGGGGCGCAGTGGGTGAACACAAAGCCCATGATTGCCGAAGTGAATTCCGGTGTGCCGTCTGTGGGCGTTTCGCCTTTCACCAGTGGGTTGCCGGTTCTGAGGAGCACATCGTAACTGGCCAGCGATAGCGGGCGCATGGCATGGCCGCCGACGATGGTTTCGACATCATGGAAGGCGGATGAGAGGAGTTTTTGGCGTTCGGTATCGTTCATGGTTTAGAGGTGGCGTAGGTAAAAATCCTCCACAGAGGGCGAGGCATCGAGCGGGATGAAGGCGATCTTGCCCCGGCGTTTCACACAGGCGAGCGGCACGTCCTGTTTCACCTTGTCCACCAAGCGCTCGCGATTGAGCAGTGCGCACTTGATGTAGGCGAATGGATGCTCTGAGTTTGCGAGATGCCAGGCGTCATTGTGCCATGCCTCGATGAGTGCCTTGGTATCAAATTTGCCGCAATGGCTTTGAGGCTCGAAGAACCAGACCGTGCGTTCCCCACGAATGCCGTCGCCAACGACGCGCACGAATGGCTTCTCGGCAAGCGGGATGCCCACTGCCGTCAATGCAGCGGCAAGACAGGTATTGCTGGTAGCGGTGGAGGAAAGATGTGATACGGCGTTCATAGAGGGATCTCGTTGTCGTTAGGATCAGGCCCCACCACCGGCTGCGAGGAATGGATAGTGGGTCGCGGTGAGGTCGATTTTCTCGAAGTCCTCATTGTTGAGACTGCGGCTGACTTGCATGAGAACCGTCATGCCGCCCGTCTGTTGCAGGTGTGCTGGGATGGCATTCGATAGAGCAAGTGCGGCTCCGATCTTGCCACTGAAGGACGAGGTCTTAGCCACTAGTCCCGAGAGTTTGATTTCGACTTTCTCCTGGTAGAGTGAGAGGCCAATGATTTCTCCGCTCTTGTTGAGCACAGGTTTTTCCTGGTTGGAGTAGTCGAAGGAGAGGTCGGTGATGAGAATTCCCGCTTGATCGTTCGGGATGCCCCAGTTGCCAGTAGTGCCGATGAAAGTCGCAGACATTTGCTGCTGTCGCGATGTCAACTGCATCACACGGCAGAGACCACGGCCTCGTAGCTCAGCACGGTTTCCCGACCACGAGATTCGTCTGGCGTGGTGACACTCTCGCGCTCGATCAGGTCATGAAGGCAAAACGATTCGGAATCGAGATCCTGTTGCATGGTCGCCTTGTCGCGCATGAGTAATACCAGCTTGCCCGCCCACAGCGCATGATCCTCGGCGGAGGTATCATCCACCTGGGAAAACAAGTGTACGTCCAGTTTCACGCGAGCTGTGTGCGGCATGCCGGGGATGAGCTTTGATTCCGTGGGATTGAGAACCACGCAAGGGCGCGTGCGGATGTCATCACGACGAGCGACATGAAAGGGAACGGACTCAGAGATTTCCGCAGGACGGTGACTGGTCATCCACTCAGCCAGCAATGACGATAAGCGGTCTTCGATCAAGTTGGGCATCTTGCTAGGATGCAGTCGTCAACCAGCGCGACGACCCAGCGCTCGATTCGTGCGGTCATTGATTTTACGTAGCGAGGTGGCGAGTGCTTTACGCAGTCGTCCCGCTGCAACTTCCAATGCGAGGCTGACGGTCTTGTAGGTCGTCACGTCATCGATATAGTCGAGCTTGTTCACCAGGGTAACCGATGCCTTGTCGCCAGTCTTGATCACCGCACTGCCCGGTGCCTGCTTGTGACGAGTCGCCCACTGCACCGCCCCGCGAATCCGGCCACCAATCGATTTGCCCGCATTGATCCATGAGCCTTTCGCAAAGCCGACACGCTTCTGAATCTTCGCGATGTATGTCTCGCGTGCCTTTGGACTGGTGACGATTTGCTTCGGCTTCTCAGCACCGAGTTGCCCCCACTGATGCAGGTTCGGGTCGAGACGGCCAACGGCAAGGTCATTCCATCCACTACTCGACTGGCGAAGATTGTTTTCTGCGCGTTTGAACCGGCGATTCTGGATGTTGGCCCAATATCGATCGGCTGCTTGCGGGTCAGACTTGCGCAGTTCCTCGTAGGCGTCGGAAGGCAACGCGAATACACCCGCGATGTCTCTGGCCACGGCATCCTCACCGATCTTGCGGGCTTTGTCAGCAAACCCGAACGGACGGGTATTGCGGGCGAGCTCCACCGATAGCCCACGAGCCTCCTGCTTCACGAGAGATTCCATCGTGCGGCCGACTTTCTCCGGGTGTCGTCGCAAGAGTCGCACCACATCCGCCTTGCCATCGAGTTTGGCTGTGATACGCACGTCACTCATCGGTAGAGGATAGGCTGAGGGTGAGTAGTGGAGATCGCGGATGACTGCTCACGCGTGTGATGCGATAGACCGCACCATCCACCTCCATGCGTTCACCGAGCTTCGGCAAGGCAGCAGGAAATGCGAGCTTTGGCACACGCAGGCTGAGATCCGGCGAATCCACAAAGCCGCCAATATCGAGTTGCTGCTCGTTGCGATTACGACTAACAAGCACGAGCAGGTTGATGCCGTTCCACCGCGCCTGCACTCCATGTTCCTGGAGAAGTTGCTGCAGGTCGTTAAGAATGTCGGATTCGAGGGACATGCCGTGGTAGGCATGTCAAAAATAAACCCCCTCTCCGTTTCCAGAGAGAGGGCGACCACGAACCAGAGGGAAATTTATGCAGGGCGAATGACCCGCTCGATCACCGGCTTGTTGCCCGTGGCGAATCCATACATGAGTGTGAAGCTCACTTCTTGCTTGCCGAGGCGACCGTCATAGCGATCACGGACCTGAATCGAGAGGCCAGTGCGCGGGTCGGTAACGACGCGGATGACGGTGTCACCAGTGTTGGCTGGAACATCCGGTACGCGGGCAGCCATGATGAGTCCCTCGCGAATACCAGCGAATCCGACCAATCGTTCACCATTCTCGGGAAGAGCCGAGTATTCGATTACAGTAAAGCCGTTCACGTCGGGCAGCATTCCAGTGACCACCACATTGCTCGCAGCTGGGGTGATGTAGGCCTTGTAGAGCGCTTCATCCTTTTGCAGGGCGTTGTAGTAGTCCGAATTGACGAACATAAAGCGACCCATGTCTGGGATGAAGCGCTTGTTGAGCTTGGTGCTGACATCCACCACTGCGTTGCGACCGAAGCTGGCTACCGCGATTTCCGTCTTATTGGTGAAGTTCGCGTTGATGATGAGCGCCATCAGGTCGTCACTCACCTTGCGACCGAGAGCGTAAGCTACCTTGTCGGCGTAGCGTTGGTTGAGGTCGATTTCACTTGTCGAGCGTTCGACGTCGGTGATGGCATAGCCCGCGTAGGCGTGCTTGTTGATTTTGACGCTGACATCGACCTGTGCCTGATCGTCAGGGACGTAACCTGTAGCAGGAACGAAATCCTTGGCCACAGTTGGCGTGACGATGTGGGTGACGATGTCCTGATTGAACTTCACGCTCGCCGATGAGAAGTCGGTAGCAATTTGTCCAAGGAGAGGGAATTTCGCCTGTAGCGTGGTGAGCGCGGTCTGGGCGATGATGGCGGCATTTACTGTGGCGTTGGTATTGGGCATGGCGGCTTAGCTGTTGAAGAATGGCTTGAGGTGACTTTGAAAGAAGGCTGCTGCCTCTTCCGGTTTGCGCTCGGAAACGAGGCGGTCGTATTCGGCGGCGAGTTGGTCGTAGCTTGCAGGCGTTCCTGGTGTCTGACCGTCTCCTGCGGGGGTGACGCGAGCCGGATGGTTTGTGCCTGTAGCTGCGGCAATGCGGGCCACCTCGGTCTGGACGCGACGATCGAAATCAATCTGTGATGCTTCCAGTTCGGTGATGCGAGATTGCAGGCTGGTGACCTGCTCTGTAGCTGCGTCCCGCTCGTTGGTGAGCGTTTCGAGTTGTGCGCTGAGGGCTTCCACTTCGCCGCGCAGTGTGCATACGGCGGCTGATTCCTCTGCAAGGAGTTGAGTCTGAGCTTGGTGGTCCCGATTGAGATCAGCGAGTTCAGTGCGGGCTTGGGCGAGTTCGTCTTCGATGGGCGTGTCCATTGCCAGTGATCCGGTGTCAACCGACGAAGAGTGATAGACACGAAGACGACGCATGGCTTCAGACCGATCCGAAACCATTCCGGCGAGGTTGTGACGTTGCGCTTGTTTGCCGCTGAAGGTCTGGCCTTCCATGGCCTCGGCGGGAATGGCTCGACCTTTTGCGAGCACTGCCGCGTGGAACTCACCAGCGATCTCAGCAAGGTTCGAAGAAATCAGTTCGCGTTGTTCATCGGTGAGTGGAGTGCCGGGCGCGCCCATGGCCTTGTATTTGCCGACGGAAAATACCTCGACCTTGATGCCTCGGTTTTCGAGTGCCGCGCTGTTGTCGATCACCGTTTGCACCACTCCAATCGAACCCACTTGAGCGGATGGCGTAGCATAGACGGCGCGTGCTTGGCTCGCGATCCAGTAGGCAGCCGAACACATGAGGCCTGACGAAAAGGCATAGACCGGCTTCTTCTTATCGAGCCGTGCCACCGCATTGGCGAGTTCCGGTGTGCCGGCCACGGTGCCGCCGGGAGAATCGATGTTGAGAAACACCGCCTTGATGTCCGCGCGACCTTCGACCTCATGCAGCGCGTCCGCGATTTCCTCGGAACTGGTCGCGCCGAAGAACACACGAGCGAAGGGATCGGGCTTGCGAAGAATCGGGCCTTCGATGGCCACGACACCAATGCCATCGTCGATGGAGAGGAGAGAATTTTGCGGAGCTTGCTTCGAGAGAAATCCTCCACGGTCTGCCTGTTCTTGAAAGGCGGCAGAGATTGTTTGCAGAGCATCAGGTTGAATGAGCCACTCGCGATGTTGAAGAACCGGGTTCACGCCCGGTTGGCGGTGTCAACGCTGTGCCACTTGGCTTCCAAAGCATCTCAACGGGGACACTGTATTTTTCGGCAGTCTCGATGATGAGTTTCGCATCACTAGCACGGCGTTCGATTTCCTCACCAAAATCTGCCCCGAGTTCCTGGAAGTGATCGGAGAGAGTTTTGAGACCCATCTCCACATCGGCGCGGTTCTGTTGGGCTTCGCGTCCAGCGTCTACAGTCACCCGCTTCGGAGGCACAGAGGAAATCTTCCACCATTCCGCAATAGGCGGCAAGAGTCCGCGGGCAATTGCATCGCCAATCACGTAGATCCACACGGGCTTGATCAAACGACGTTCGAGAATCATTTGTCGAAATGAGAATCGCCGATCTGCTTTGGCTACGATCAATCGCACACCTGCCCCACCGACTTTGCTCGAATCCGCAGCGAACTCGAATGGGATTACACCGAGTGCGGAATCGCGTCGTAGGTGTTCGAGAAAGCCAGTGAACGTAGGTGATGGTCGATTCGATTGGAAACTCTCCAGGGATTCGTCTGGCTTCAATGCAACGAGCTTTCCACCGACAATCCGCTGGAGTGTGACTGGATCACTCGGCTCAACAGAGCCCACAGAGCCACCGACTACGAAGTCGCCATTATCGTCGATTTCACCTCGTGCCGTTTTTAGAATCCGCGACACGTCGGCATTGTCCTTCACGGCATGTTTCTCCAAGGCTAGCAATTCGATTTCATCGAGGACATGATTGATTGAGTGCTGGATGGTTGGATGCGACCTAACGCCCCCGGCCCACTCGGGTTCGTGGATATGTAAGATCGACGAAGCGGAAATATCTCGGGTATTTCCATCATCTTCCAGAACTCTATAAAATATGGGTGCTCCCCAGGCGTCGATCCCAACACCGTCGATGGTTTGTTTTGATCCGAACGCGTCGCCAATCCGGTGAGACTCAATCAATTGAATTCTTGGCTCACCATCCGAGTCGCGAGTTTTGTGGATGAAGTATTCCCCATCGATGTCCACACCTCGGCAGACGAGTGCCTGGCATTCCTCAAACGAAAACCTGCGAGTGATTTCGCAGCGAGCAGCCCAGAGTAAAAAGTAGGCTTCGGCCTGACGGTTCCACTCGGGCTTGGCAGATTGGGCCTGCACACGGATACCGTCCCCGGTCGAGTAGATGGCCATGTTGGCGACCAACTCGCGCATGAAGCCGCTGTTCTTGTGAAGGTAGCGAGACTTGCGCACGAGCTCCGAGCGCACATTGGGCGTGAGTTCATTGCGGGCATCCGTAGGTGCAGCTCCAGGCACAATGCCACGACGCGGCGACCAATTTGCTGCCTCAAAGGGTGATCCCCACGCCTTTGGGAGAAGGATGGGTGGAATCAAAGATCTGGCGATGGATTGGAGTCGGTTCATTTGGCAAGATGTCCGGAGATGAAGGATACGCCCCCGGATTTCGGGCGACCATAGGTGGCTGGGTCGAGCACGCGCAGCGCGTAGCCGCATTCCTCTAGCACTTGGTCAACGGGCATCGTGAACTGCTTCGAGACGGATGTTTCCGCGTCGTTCCAGTTCATGATCGTCTTGCCTTCGAGCAGGAGTTGTTTGGCCTTCTGCTGGATGGCGAGAACTTCCGCGACGGTGAAGCCAGTGATGAAGAGTCCGCGTGCCATCGATCACTTTCCTTTCCAGGTTGAGTTGCGACCGCGTGTGTCGATATGGACAAATCCCGAGGAGGGATAAAGCCCCAGACCTCCGACAAACTTGCCTGCCTTGCGCCACTCTATGAGACGTTCATAGACTCGCTCAGGGGGCACGCCATCGAAGGCGATGTCGAGCGCGGTGAATTCCTTGTGCTGGCTCAGTGGAGCACCACCCACGGCTTTGTTGTAGGCCGGTGAGCGGTAGGAACTGAGGATGCGGCATGGCTTGCCAAAGGACGCGCGCAGTTCATCGACGATGCGAAGACTCGGCACGATGTTTTTCCACAGCGAACGTGGAGGCGCGCTGTTCTTCACGCCCTTGCGCTCGCGGGCAAAGTAGCTCGTGAATTCGTCGGCGGTGAAGTGACGAAATCCCTGAGACGCAAACCAATCGTTGAATGATTCCCGGGGCATGGCTTACTTCGCAGTTTGAGGTTCCACGATGAGTTCTACCCGACCATTGGGATGGACGAACAGCGTGCCTTTGTCGCTCTTGAACTCGCCGGAGATCGGCAGTGGACGTGCGCAGGAACCGAGCAAGGGCACCATGAACAGCGCAAGAGCCAAGGCGAACAGACCGAGCTTGAACGACTTGTTGGGCTTGCCATCGTCGAAGATGTCACCGAGCACCACCACTAGCTCCTTGAGGGCGAGAGCGGCAGGACCAGCAGCGAGCAGATACTGAGACACTCCGGGTTCGAACAAGTTCGCTACTCCGCTGAGGTCGAGAGCTGCGACAGCCGAGAGAGTCGAGCCGACGGCAGTAAGGAATCGTAGGATGGTGACAGTTTTCATGACTCCTCGTCTTGAGTGTCAACCCGTGCCGTGGCGATGGACTCGCGTCCGACGATTTTGAGCATGGTCGCCCCAACGACCTGAAGGCACTCCGCGTCAAACAGGTGGTTCGGTCGGGAGCCGATTTGCTTCCACATCCATTGGCCTTTTTCCTTCACCCGCTGCTCACTCTCCATCTGGGCGAGGTAGTCGTCGTCGATGTCGTCGGGCACCTCCCACGTTGGGCCTTGAGCCGGATCCTGATTGCGACGCAGGCGAGCCAGGGTGTCCTTGATGTTGAGGTTACTCCAGTAGTGAACGTGGCAATGCTGACGGTGCGAGAGCACGACCTTGCGCCGGGGCGAATAGAACCGTTGGATCGTTTTGCCGTCGCGTCCCTTGTGGGCATAGACCGGGCGGCGGTCGCCGATGAGCGCCACCCAGCCGCGCTTGGCGCACTCGCGATAGACGTCGTAGGTCGCGTAGCCGGCATCCAGCAACACGAGGCTGGAATGCACGCCGAAGCGCTCCTGCAGCACGTCGATGTCCGTGAAGGTGAGGATGCGCTCATTCCACATCAGGCGGCTTGATCCCTCAGCCGACCACGAGCGGACGACGAGGAACAAGTGATCCATCTGGCAGTCCACCGTGATAAAGCGCAGCGGGATTAGTCCCTTGCGCTCTGGCAACGGGGCGGCGAGAATGCGACCAGTCTTCGGATCGATCGCCGCCTCTTCCTCCCAGGATTCGCCGCGCTTGTAGCCGGATTTGACGATCTCCAATTTGTAGTCCTCGACGTATTCGCGCCATGGCAGACCAAGGCGTTTTTGATAGAACTGCTGGAGCAGGCTGACGTCGCCTTTTCGCGCTGCCGCCTTGGCACGAAGATAGAGTTCGGCCAGTTGCCCCCAGCTCATGGCGCAGAGTGCGTTCCAGTGAAAGCCTACGTTCTCTGCCGAGGCTTTGGGATTCTTCTTGAGGAACTCTCCGGTGGCATTGAGTTCGCGCCGGGTGCGCTCGCTGTCATTGAAGTAGTGATTGCAGGATTCGCAGCGTAGTGCCGTGGTGCGCCGAACTTCATCGAAGTCCCACTCCCCCGCGTCATCCCTGGCCGACTTGCTCCACTCGACGCATTCCCATTTGAACGGTTGGCGATGTCCGCACTCAGTGCAAGCAAACGTCCACTCACGTTGGTCAGTCGTTTCGAATTTGCGGTGTGTGTCGTCATCCTCCTCGCCGCCTTGGCTCATGAAGATACACTTGCCCAGCCAACCGAATGCCGTAACGCGGGCCTCCGCTTCCGCCATGTGACCCTGGGGCCAACGCCACGTTTCATCCCCGATGAGCCAGCGGATCGAACGTCTCTGGAGGTTAGTCTTGTTGTGCGCACCCAGAATCCAGAGCGTCATGCCGTTGGTGAACTGGATGGCGTTGTTCTTGCGCTTGTGACGGTGAACGCCCGTGGGCATCAGTCGTGCGACCGGTTGGCACTGGTCGAAGAGTTTCTGTAATCGCGACTCGGAGTAATCGCGGGCATCCTCGTCGGTCTGATCGAGCCAGAGGGCCGGGCCCGGAAGGTTGGTAATGATGTAGCAGAGCGTCAGCTCCGGGGCCGTGGTCTTCGATGACTGCACGGACGCAATGATCGAAACCAGCCGGACACGAGGATCGACCAACGCCTCCATCACCTCGCGGATCCATGGTGAGTTTTCCGAACGGAATCGACCGGGATTTGGCGAGTATGGAATCGCCTCGATGTGATCTTCACACCACTGCCATGCGGGACGACGGTCGGGAGGTTGCCATGCTTCGCGCCAGATTTCTTTGAGCACATTCACAGTCCTGCCGACCAAGTCAACAGCTGGTTAGCTCTCGTGAAGACAGAGGAGCACCTCATCAATCGCTCGGCGGCATTCTCGCTGAATCCCTGTGGCATCAAGTCCCGAGAGAACCGGAGGCAATTCCGACTCAAATTTGGCTCGGAGGATCGATGTCGCCTGGGCGACCAGCCCGATCCATTCGCTCTTCACCTGATGGATCGGAACGTATTCTCCCTTCTTGACCGCGATTCGCAGCTCGCGCTCCTCGACCTCAGCGAGCAACTTGCGGGCCTTGAGTGCCTCCTCATTTCCGATCGGCACACGCCCGGCATTGAGTCCGTGTAGCCGAACGAACTCCCGCCAGTCTGCCACTGGCCAGAGTCCATTGGAGAGAGCCTTGGGTGCCCCCTCCATCTTCTGCCAGTTGGTCAGCGTGCGGCGCGAAACCCCGAGAATAGCAGCGAGTTCGACGAGGGTCTTGGCGTAGGCCAGTGTCTCCGCACTGCCCGCCGCGCGGGATTCGATGCGAGCACGCTCAGCGACCGTGAGTGGTTTGCCCGCCGCGACTTTCTTCACGATGTTCTGAAAATCGGCGTCGAGGATTTTCCCGGCTATGTCATGCGATAATTCCTTTGTCTCCATGACTGCCGCAGGGTGTCAAACACAATTTAGATATTGCGTCGAAACGGCATGTCGGCTATACTTGTCGTTGTAATGAAGT